GGCTACGAAGCATCTCGCACGAAACCCGACATGACCAAGCGTCCATGGGTCAATGCGCTGAACGATACAACCCGCCCCGTGGTGTTGATGGACAATGATGTGCTCGACGCAGCGCGAGACAACTTCATCGCGGAGACATCGAACTGTGGTGTCGGTGGTGTCCACGTCTACCCGTTGGACGTGGCTATCAACGGCTGCCCAGGACTCGTCTACTGTGATAAGATGAACCGCAAATCCAGTGCAGGCGCACCTTATAAGAAGTCCAAGAAGCATTTCATGTACTTTCTGAACGAGGCCGAATCTACGGATATGGACGTCGTCGACGAGATCAAGGATACAGTCGCCGACATGATCGCCACCTACAAACGAGGTGAGCGCGTGCACACAGTGTACTGTGGTCACCTGAAGGACGAGCCTGTCACATTCGAGAAGAGTGCTCAAGGCAAGACCCGAGTGTTCACAGCGTCTGGTATCTCCTACACCCTCGTGGTGCGCATGTACCTCCTCTCAGTCATCATCCACATGCAGAAGAACCGTTTCACTTACGAGACGGGACCAGGCACTGTGGCGCAGAGTCTGGAGTGGGAGGCCATCCGCGAGTACTTGGTTCAACACGGTGAAGATCGTATTGTAGCAGGAGACTACTCCAAGTTTGACAAGCGCATGCCAGCTAACGTCATCTTGGCCGCCTTCGACATCATCTACGACCTATGCCGCCGTTCGGGTTATGCAGATGACGATCTCAAGGTCGTCCGTGGTATTGCCTATGACACAGCTTTCCCAACGGTCGATTTCAACGGAGATCTCATTGAGTTCTACGGGAGCAACCCCTCGGGGCACCCTCTGACCGTCATCGTCAACGGGCTGGCTAACTCGCTCTATATGCGTTATTGCTACCTCGTCCTCCGCCCGCCGACGGACCGCACACCATTCCGATCCAATGTCGCTCTCATGACGTACGGTGACGATAACATCATGGGTGTGTCTAAGGATGCGGAGTGGTTCAACCACACGGCGATCCAGAAGGTGCTCGCCCTCGTTGACATCGGCTACACCATGGCCGACAAAGAGGCGGCGTCTGTGCCGTACATCCACATCAACGATGCTAACTTCTTGAAGCGCACCTGGCGATGGGATGAAGACATCGGCGCCTATGTGGCCCCTCTGGACACATCGTCCATTGAAAAAATGTTGATGGTCTGCGTCGCGAAACCCAACGTTACGCCGCGCCATCACGCAATGCAAGTCATCGGTACCGCCATCCGCGAGTACTTCTGGTATGGTCGAGAGATCTACGAGACGTCGGTGGCGAAATTCGAGGAGGTAATCAAGGCCGCTGATCTTGAGCTCTACATGGACGACACTGTCTTCCCCACATGGGAGTCCCTCCGCGATGACTTCTGGTCGCGTTCGAAGCATGTGAAGCTTCAGCGACCAGTGGCTGATCAGTAGATCGGCAACCTGGGAGAAAACCCATTAGACAAATCTAGGAGAAAACCTATCTAACGAACAAATCTTTAGTGTGAGGGCTAGCCACCCCCACTTCATAACATGGCACCTACCAACCAATTTGAGGAGCTCGACTGCAGAATCGAGCAAGGTAGTGTGTCGGTACCAGAACCGACACCTGGCGTGACCCCAGTTGGGTCGCCCGTGTATACTGACTACACGGCTCTTGATATGAGTGTGCAATCTGAACCTATTCCTGCTATGAGCGGAGTGGATTTGTCAGCAGATGTGCATGAAACGGTGACGTTCAACGATACGGCCCGCGGCGCTGTCGCGGGTATGGACATCGCGCCACCAGACGTAACCAGCATCGATCAAACTGAGAACATCGACTTCGTCAAGTTCCTTTCACGACCGGTGCGCATCGCCTCCTTCACGTGGGCAGAAGCAGATGTGGTTGGTACCACGCGGAATTTCAACCCGTGGGAACTCTACTTCTCTGACGCTCGTGTGAAGTACAAGTTGAACAACTTCTCGTTCATCCAGTGTAAACTAAAGTTGAAGGTGTTGCTCAATGCATCCCCGTTTTATTACGGGCGTATGTACATGGGCTATCAACCTCTCCCCACGTTGACACCGAGCACGATCCAGAACGATTCTGGTACGAAGTACTTTATTCCTCTTTCCCAGCGGCCCCACCTGTGGCTCGAACCACAGTTGAATGCTGGTGGTGAAATGACCCTACCGTTCTTCTACCAGTCTAACTGGATTAACGCTCAATCGAACCAGGCAATGATCGACCAAGGGCGATTATCGTTCGTCAATTACACGACCCTAGAATCTGCAAACGACGCCGTCGGCTCAGGTGTGACCATCTCGGTTTATGCCTGGGCTGAAGACGTCAAGTTGTCAGGCCCCTCCGTGGGCCTGGCCACACAATCTAT